AAGGCGGTCTACCTGTGCCGCTGGTAAACCATATCTCTGTCGTTGTCTCACCGAATAAATAAAGAAGCTGGTTAAGACTGAAGACTCTCACAAGATCATCGGGCAAAGCCTCTGCTTGGGCAAAGTCTAACGTGGCAATCGTGGCGCCATCGTTCAAAGCTGAAACAACAAAGTACCCGTCCGGCTGTTGATAAATAAACCGAGAGTCGAGAAAGGCAACGGAACTGGTCGTCAGTAGATCAGCATCAGTCACCACGGCCAAGCCAGCAGCTACCGTATAAACGTATACGTCTGGTGTCCCGCCCGTGGTAATAATGAGCTGAGTTGCATCAGTCGCCATCACGACAGGACTCGGAGTATTGCTAATATCCCCGAGGAAAATGGCATTACCGCTGGAATCAATCGAATACAATGCAGCGCCGGTGACCTGATATAAAAGACCATTCGGCCCGTTAGCAATCAGTCCTCTGTCTGCGCCGCCTGGCGTTAACGACACTTGAACTGGATCTCCATCAGAATCGGTAACGGCAGAAGCGTTAGAGTCTGTCAGCGCCTCACCCGCAGATTGAAAGCTCGCGAATGTAACATGCCCTGGAAATTGCCGATAGCCTCTGATCGTATTCGGAAACAAGTTAAGCGTTTGCTGCCGATTAGCATCCAGGCGAGTGCTTTGATAGCTAGACTCTAGCGGAGCCATGACTCTCATAATGTATTGATGTCTGCTCGCGGGCTTCGATTTGCCCAGCGAAGATCAGAGGTTACAGATAGGTCGAGAGTGATCTCGCTTTCCAATCTGTTTTTTGTGTCGCTTGCGATTTCAAAAACCACTGGCGATGGGTCTATACCAAACTCGGCAGACACCTCCACGGCTAGGTTGTAAGCAAGCCCCCTGACTGCACCGTCAGGGATATCTAACGTATCACCGACCGCGCTTGGAGCGGGAATGTTTAACAAGCCATCCTCGCCGTATTCGTTAATAAGGTTCTGTAACGCGATGAACACATCAGCGTTTTTGTTTGAATCATCAGTGCTAAAAGTAACCCCTGACGTTCTTACACGCAAAAGGCTCGTCGCCTGATCAATAATGTTTTGACTGGTCGCCATAATGCACCATTAAAAAAAGGGACCGAAGCCCCCAGAATTAAAAAGGGGGCCGAAGCCCCCAGGGTTAGTCTAGTTAATACCAATCCGACAAGCCGTTTCAGGTCTGACAGTCTTGTAACCGTACAGAATATCTATTCTGCATGGGAACGTGTCAGCACTGATTGAGTAGTCACGAACGATTCTCATAGAGATCCCGTCCATCACTTCTCTGGCAGCAAAGTCGATACCTTCTGGCAACACAAGGTCAGCCGTCGCAAAGACAAAGCTGTTCTTGCTGTAGGCCAGATCATCAGTCCAATCAGCACCACTTGCTCCACCCAACTTGACAATAGCTGCATTGTCGGCAGGGACTGCGCTGACGTTTTGAGTACCCGTCGTTGCGCTAATGGATGGGCTGATCGACAGCGTGGTCGCAGAGGTGCCTGAGTTTGCAGTGATAACGAAGTTCTGTAGAACTCCAGTATCGGCCTTAGTCTCAGGGTGAACTCTGTTAACGCCAGCAATCGTGACCAAGTCACCAACCAGGAACGTAGTTGTACCGCCATCTACAGTCAGGCTTGTACCTGTCTGAGATGCACCGTTGACCACATAACCAGTAGTAGCTGCTGCTGTACCGCAAGTATGAGTTGGAACAAGCGTGTTTTCATAGTGATCGAAACCAGCTATACGTCCCAACATCCCTTCTTTGTACTGCTTCGCAATAGAGCCAGAGTCTTGGAACAGACCCTTCGTATCGGCGAGCATGTCAACAACGGACTGAGGATCGTGCATATAATTCCTGTCGGCATATGGAGCCAGGCCAAGCGTCAACTGCTTCTGAGCCTCGGTTACATTCGCAAAGGTATTTGCAGATCCTACCCCGTCAACAAAGTTGTACACATCCTTCGTCATTGAAAACGCATCAGATTCGATGTTGGATGCCAACACAGACATTGCCGGTTCAATGTATCGCTCTTTGAAATTGTCGATATCCATTGAAAGTTCTTCGGAGCTAAACGTGAAATCTACACCCTTCTGGGTGGCTACGCTTAACGTGACCGAGCTTTCCGTAACGTCCTGGGACGATAGAGCCGCTCCAGTTCGCACAGTAAACTCGTTTGGCAAACGAATCTTGAGATCGTTGCCGATTTTAGCACCTGATTTTGCATACTGGTCATCGTATTGACGGTCTATTGAACCGACGAAATTGAGTTTCTGATGCAAAATAGCCAGGGCTTCTTTGGTTATGACACTTGGTGTCAGTAGTGAATTAGCCATTTTAGTTACCTATTTATTTTGAGTAACCCCGATACTTTCGATATTCATCTGGTGTCATCTTGTCGGGGTTCTTTGAAACCTTCCCGCGAGGTGACACCGTCTTTGAAGGTGTTGGGGCGTTAGTGGTGTTGGCAGACCTTTTTCGGGAGTTAATCGCTAGTGCGGTACTGATCTTGGTTAAATCTTTCAGAGCATCCATGCTGCCTTTGCGATTGATTGCGTTGGCAATAGATGGATTGTTTGACAGGTAGTAAGCAACGGCTGGGCCATTGTCCATATCAACAATTTCTCCCGCCACAAAGTCAGACTGGTGGAAATTAGGACTTCCCACCTTTTGCTGAAAATCGGGGTAGTCCACAGAAAAGTCGTTGGACCTTTCCACGAATGTTGCCGACGCGATCTGGTGTTTGGTATTGTTGAGCTGGGCTATCTGGGCAGCTTGCTGCTGACTCATTACCTGCTGTACGTTCTGTTGATTTAACTGTGATGTGTATTCGAGAACCGCTTGCTGGTGCCTTCCCTCGTCGTAGTCATACTCCTCTAACCTCGGGTACTGCGTTGGAACATTCTGAGGTTGTTGGTACTGCGATTGAAGATAAGCATTTTGCTGCTGTAGTTCCTGCACTTTGCTATTAGCTTCGTTCTTTTGTCGTGCCAGTTGTGAGATTCTTTCCTGGTAAGAGTTACGCTTTTTCTGCTTCTCCTCTTCCCGCTTTTCGACGGTCTCCTCGTCGGATAGCTCTGCTGCTTCTTGACCACCTTCCGGTGCCTCAATCACTTCAGAGGTTTCGCCCTGTTCAGGCTCTTGAGAATCTACATCGGCATTCTCGATTCCGTTAGGCAATAAATCGCCCTCAGCGTTAGCTGCATCAGTTGTCATGAGTTTCGTCTCCACGAATTTTTACCTTGCTTTGAAGGGCAGCAAGTAGGCCCACGCTTTACGGTGCGTTAAACCGGAAAATTATGTATACTTAGCCCCCTCTTGGGAGGTTGCAAAATGGCAAAAGTTACTAAATTAGGAAATGGTTGCTTCTTCAGAGAAGGTAAGCTGTTTTCTTATCAAGAAGATGAGCTTTACGGCAGAATGAGTCCTAATAAGATTCTGCTGGCTGATCATCGGAAGAATTTGTCGGGCGCATCAGTACAAGTCCAGCAGCAAAAGAAGGTAAAATAACCCCTGACTTTACGGCCTTTTCGAGGCGATCAAGCCAGCCTGGACCTTTGCCAATAATTTCTCTAGCCGCCTCGATATCGGATCTTGTTGCGCCGTACTTACTTTGCAGTTCTTTGTCTCTAGCAATCCTATCAACAGCAGCTTTTGGAATAGCTGGGTTATCGTTCATCGCTTGTCTGGTACCGGCTGGGACGTTCTCAAACGCGGCTAACAGCTTTTTCGTCGCTTGACCGGACCCTGGCGTGACATCTTCAAACATGCTCAAGTAACCGCTATCAATCTTAACTCTATCAATGTTAGAGCCAGGCACCACCGTTTTTATATCTGATAACAGCTCGTTGAGGACGTTTCTTTTTAAAGCCGGTGCGCCTTCATAAAAATTGGTCATCGTGTATCCATCGCCCCGGTCAATTACATCACCCAGGCCATATTTCCCGCCAATCGCTTGCAATTCTTCCATTTGCTCCATGGTCGTGGGACCGTCTCTTGATACAAGCAAGCTATTTGATTTGCCTGTTTGCCCTCCGACCCAAGGCTTATGCCAAGCACCAGCCCCCTGCACATCTATGTAGGCTCTTGTCGCCTCGGCTGCATCTAGTATCGATCTGTCAGCTTCAGGGACGCTTTTTACTTTGCCTGAATCAAACGCAACTAAGGGTCGCGCTACAAAGCCGGGATTAAACTCTCTATCTGCGCCATTTGGCGGGTCATAGATGCCTTGCATCTCTTGTGTCGGCCTAGTGCGAACGGCATATCCTGTGTCTCCAAGGCGTGTCCCAGCATAAATTGCATCCCGACCGCCGGGGGCGTTATCCCATCTGGATCGCGGATCATTGGCAAAAGCTAATTTCTCAGCCGGACTTGCATTTGCCAACCCTTCTAGCTGTTGAGCGCCAACGTATGGCTGAGGCTCATGGGTGGCAAAGGCCGTATGCTTATCAAAAGAGTCGCCAATAGTCTTGTTTGCGTCTTTAAAAGCCAAGCCTCTAGCAACATCTTCCACTGAGCTACTTAATCCATTTTGTTCAATTAATTGTTCAGCCGCTTTGTGGTAGCTTTTTTGTTGCCGCGCATAAAGGTCGTCTCCTTTCTGAGCAACCCAAGGAGCTGCTTGAATTTGCTCTCCCTTCCAGTCACTTCTGCCAGCAAGATTTGATTGATTCGCCCGGTCTACAGCTAAGGCCGTTTCATAATCCATAAATTTGTGCGCTTGTGGGCTTAAACCTTCACGTTGTGCCGCTCCCGATACCTCGGTATAGCCTATGTTTCTTGCATGCCTGAAATCATTAACGCCAGTCGCTGTTGTTTCAGATCCAGATGCAGGGTTGATTCTTCTGGCGTATTCACCAGTTTTAGGTCCGAGCTGAAATTGCGAAGGATCATTTTGCTCTATAGCCCTTACTGACGCTTGCTGCTGGGCTGGACGTGCCGCTTTAACCGGCGCTCCTTGAGCAATTGCGGAATTTGTATCTTTTAACGCAAAAGCTAATTCAGACTGTGGCGCGACACCCGCAGAATATTGTCCTTCTAAAGAGGACATCCATTCATTATCTTTTAAATCGCCTCCGGTCACTTCATCTATTGATGCCCTGTAACGGTCATACCAATCCCCGCCATCTGCACCTCTTTTTATTATTTCATCTAGTGAATTTCTCATAGGGGCAAGATCACTTCTGTTTTTAATGTTTCTGGGACCGCCTATAAATGCGCCCTCTTCTTTCGCGCTTGAGGGGATCAAATGAGGCTC